CTCAGATCCTGTTGCACTTCATCATGCAATTGGCTTATCAACAGAATCGATTGCCTGGACGGAACTAATAGAATCATTGAGAAAGAAATCAAATAAAATAATTCAGTTGGACTTTAGTAAGTTTTCTGATTCCATGCCGTGGGAATTTGTAGATGCAGCATTTGAAATAATTAAAAATTATTATGCAGAACATAATATACTCACGAATGAGGTCGAAAATTTATTGAAGACCCTGCAACACAATATTACCCGATCATTAATTTGTATTGGAAACAGTATTTATAGAGTAAAAAATGGAGTTTTGCAAGGACATCCACTTACAAGCTTGATCAATTCATTGGTCAATCTTATTGAGCAAGTATATGTGTGGATTAGAATCACGGGCTTTTCCGGACACCTCTTTTTTAAAAACTGTGGTATCGTTGTAATGGGAGATGATGTAGTAATTTCAGTACCAAAACATTTTCTTAAAAAATACAATGGTCAAACAATAGCAAATGAATTTTCAAAGATGAATATTGTTGTTACAGATGAAAATAAAAATCGAAATATGATAGCCAAATATCAAGACATTAATCGGTTTGATTTTTTGTCTTGCTCATATAAATTACATCCTTATAGATACCTTTATCTAGCACCAACTGATATTTCGTCAATTTTTGATACAGCCCTATGGATGAATAGGAAGGATGGACCTTTCTTGGATGCCACTTTGGAAAATGTTGAGCAATCATTGAATAACTCCTTTGGACATGGACCTTGCGTTTATGAAATGTATAGGGGACTCTTGCAGTTCTTGACAAAATCAACCTTTCGAACTTGGTTTGAATTAGATTCCATATTTTATGGAGGAAATGGCTTGCCAGAAGATTCAATAATGGGAACAAATATTGGAATAATTACCGGAACAGCTCCGAAGGTGTTGGAACGATATGGAGTACAAGGGGGAAGATTAAAAAGAGTTAAAAGAGAAAATGAGGAAATTCAATATTGGAATGAACAATTTTTAAAGAAAGCTTTATTAGATACGAAAGGAATAATAACAAAGGATTATCAGTGTAATTGTCGATATGAATGTGAGAAAGAGTTGGATAAAAGGATATCACAAGTAGAAGCAAATACTGGAGTGCCACGAGAATTTTTCTTGCCTTTTTTAAATCAAAAGGAAGGAACACGTATCTTGGGTAGGGCTGTATCAAGAGTAGAGTAGTAAACTAATGTCACCACGTTAGGGAACGACTATGGCTATTCACAACGGACTTTTCAAAATGACGTAGTATAGTTTTT